AAAATGAGGTTTATGAATTCATGACATCTGTTAACGAGATAGAAAGAGCGATTAATGGCATGTTGCAGACAAATGTAGTATTTGCATTAGAGAGCAAAATTCTAAAAAGAGGTAAGTTAATACTTTTCTGTATAAAGGATTTTTTCTGCGTCTTTACTTTAATTAGTGAAGAGAAAAATAAAAAAATAGTTTATGAAATTCCGTACCCGTTTTCCTTTAATGAGCATCCTAAAAAAATTATTTTTGACTACACTCTTAATACATTTTGTCGTAATAACAATAATCTAGACTTTTTAGTTAAAAAAATTAATTATGGAAAGCCGTCCAAGTTTTTTAATAAAAAAATAACTATATCTTCTGTATAATTGCATTATAATATAAACGTGTTCAGTAGATATCTTAATCATTTTCCAAAAGAATATAGCCCCAGCAACCAACAAATAAAACTTATTAAAGGGGTAGAAAGGGCTTTTAATAGCGGCAAAAAATTTGTAATATGCTGCGCACCTACCGGGTCAGGCAAAAGCTTTTTGGCAAAAACGCTTTCTGGGCTAAGCTCTGGCCCTGCAGAAAAATTTATAGAAAGTATAAAATCCTATTCTGCATATAAGCAAGATTATTCAGGTAATTATATTAATGAGATTGATTGCTTATCCCAACCCCCATTCGGTACATTTGCACTGACAATAACAAAATCTCTACAAGATCAATATCTAAGCTTATTTCCTGATACAGATATTTTAAAAGGCAAGTCAAACTACATTTGTGATGTAGATCAAAACTTTGATGTAGAAACTGCACCCTGTGTTTTAGTACCAAAAATTAGAGATGAATGCTGGGAAAAAAATAGATGTCCCTACTATAATGCACGGAATACTTCCATGCTTTCTAAGTTTGCTGTTTTAAATTACAAAATGTTTCTGGCTCTACCGAGTCACATAAAACGAAAAAATTTTATTATATGTGATGAGGCTTCCGAACTAGAGGATGAGCTTATAAAACGTTTTTCTGCAGACGTAATTTATGACAGGCTTAAAAATTATGGAATTGATTTTAAAACTCTTATTACGGATAACAGAGAAAAAACCCGCGCTTGGATCTACGAATTAATTTTTAATATAAGTGAAAGCATTAACACATTAATTAACCGTGCTAATAAAAAACAAAGAACTCTCTCTCAACCAGAAAAAATAAAGCTACAATATTTAAAAAATCTTCATAACTCACTTACTACTGTAGATGGTCTGTGGAAGGACTGCGAGTATGTCATTGATAAAGACTCTAAAAAAGTTACTTTTACTCCATTAAGAGTAGAAAAACTAACTAAGTTTGTTTTTGATTATGCAGAAAACGTTTTATTGATGTCCGCAACTATTATTGATCATAAAAATTTTGCTAAAAATTTAGGTATTAAAGACTATGAATATGTTGAGGTGGATAGCGATTTTGATGCCCAGAAATCGCCTATATATGTTTCATCGAAAAATAAACTAAATTATAAGAATTTAACTAACGTTCTTCCTGCAATCTGTGATCAAATTAAAACAATTGTTGATCACCATCAAACTGAAAAAGGAATCATACATACACATTCCCGTGAAATTACAAATATCTTAAAAGTTAAGCTTGGAACTAATAAGCGATTTTTATTTCGAGATGAACTCTCAAACAATGAAGATATTCTTAAAGAGCATTATGAATCAGATTTTCCAACAATATTAGTATCACCTTCATTAGCATATGGGGTAGATTTAAAGGATCATTTAGCACGATTTCAAATTATTGTTAAGCTTCCTTTTCCTCCTTTATCATCTAAGCATATTAAGAAGCTTTTTGACCTAGACAAAGAGTGGTATGAAAATAAGATGCTCAATACATTAGTCCAGGCCTGCGGTCGAGCAACAAGAAGTAAAAATGACTTCTCGACGACTTATATACTTGATGGAAATATAGTTAACACGCTTAAACGTGTAAAGAATAAGCTTCCAAAGTATTTTATAGATCGTATTAACTAATAAATAATATAGTGAAGAACGAAACGTTTCACTTTGAAATAAAAGACCTTGTAACACAATTTGTTGCAGCTTTTGATAATATTGTAATTAAGAGATTTGATAAGAACAGAAACCCAACTAATAGAGTTCAAGTAAGATATGTATATGCACCAAAACAAAGAGTAATTTATGATTTAGTGAATAGAGCGCAAAACATAACTCTGCCAGTTGTTGCTATTAATATTAACAGTGTTAGTAGAGATGAAACAAGAGTCTTTAATAAGCTTGCAGGGTTTTATGTTTCACGAGGATATACGGAAAACGATACACAAAGTGTCTCTCAATTCTACAGAACACCAGTTCCCGTTAATATTCAAATTAATATGTCTATTATTTCAAAATTTCAAACTGATATGGACCAGATAATTTCAAATTTTGTACCATATAACAACCCCTACATTATAATATCTTGGAAAGTTCCTAGTACAATCTTACAAGCTGCTATTCCCCAAGAAATAAGAAGTGAAGTTTTATGGGATGGTGGCATAACCCTTTCATACCCTACAGATGTTACAGCAAATGAAAAATATAGAATTGTGGGTGACACAGCTTTTACTATTAAAGGGTGGTTATTCCCATATGTACAGAACCCCGCCGGTAACATTTATTATATTGATAACAATTTCCATGTTTCCTCTCTCCTTACTTCATACGAATCCTTATCTAATGATACCTTCACTTACCCTGTGAGCACAGGGCTAGTTAACGAGCTTGAGACAATATCAGTATCTGGTAATCCTATAATAACTAACGTTGACTATTCAAATACTGTATTATAATAGTGAATATTGGTTTTTTATCTATAAATAATTGTTAATATGGCAGACCCTAATAGAGAAAGTACGTTCGGACGCGATGTAATGAAGTTTATCTCTTCTAAGCTGCCGTATCAGTCGGTTAATATAGAAGATAAAATTAATACCTTAAACCCTAAGTACGAAGAGTTTTTCGATAAGGGTACTAAGCGCGAAGAAGCTCTTTCACGACAGTCTATATCCTCTTCACTTTCTTTTACTGATGATCTGTATGCTAACGTAATACAAAATAAAGACTATCACAATTTTATGTACGCTAATTTGCAGCCTGATAAAGGCCGCAGACTTACAGATTATAGAGTAATGGCAGCGTTTTCAGAAGTAGCTGATGCGTTAGATGAAATATGCGATGAGTTTATTAATAAAGATGATAATGGTGATATTGTTAAGCTAATGTTTAAAACATCAGATTTATCTGAAGAGCAAAAAGAAAAATTAAGAAAAGAATTTCAAAAGTATATAGGGTTTTTTGATTTAGAAAATAAAGGTTGGGAATATCTAAGACAGCTTCTAGTTGATGCAGAGTTATATTGGGAGCATGTTGTACATAAAAAGTATCCCCAGGAAGGTATCTTAGGCGTTGTTGCTATACCCTCCGACATTATAGATCCAATTTTTGAGAATGTACAAAATCAAATTGTCAGAGGCTATCTCTTAAGAAAAAATATTTACGATGCTAAGAATCCGGGTAAAGTAGCTAAGGTAGAGCTTGTACCTATGGAAGTCAATCAGGTTACATATATCAATTCAGGTATTTGGAATGAAACAAAAACAGTAAGACTTCCTTTCATTGAAAATGCACGTCGTGCTTATAGACAGCTCTCTCTTATTGAAGATGCTATTGTAATTTACAGGTTAGTAAGAGCGCCTGAACGTCTAGTGTTCAACGTCGATGTTGGTAATATGGCCCCACCTAAGGCAGAAGCTTACCTTCGTAAACTAATGCAAAATTACTGGTCGAGACGTACCTATGATTCGGATCAAGGAGCTACCGTACAAAAATTTAATCCGCAGTCAATGCTTGATAGCTTTTGGTTTGCAAAAAGAACTGGAAGTGAGGGTACAACTGTTACACAGCTACCCGGTGGTCAGAACTTAGGTGAGTTAACTGATTTAATGTACTTCGTACAAAAGCTTTACAAATCTCTCAAGGTACCGGTAACACGTCTTAATGTTGAGGATGTATTTAAAGACGGTACAGATATTCTTAGAGAAGAATTAAAATTTGCTAGATTTATTATTAGACAACAACAGCGTTTTGCTGGTGGGTTGAAGAATGGATTTATTACACACCTCAAGCTTAAGAAAGTTTGGGAAGAGCTTAAGCTTAAGGAAACTGATGTAGAGCTTTTCTTTAACGTCCCAACAAACTTTTACGAACTTAGAGAAAATCAAAAGTTTCAACTTAAAGCCGAGAACTTTAATTCTATTACTCAAAGTGATCTCGTTTCTAAGACTTATGCACAAAAGAAATATCTTGGTTGGTCGGATTCAGACATAATGGCTAATAGAGAATTCTTAAGAAAAGATAGAGAATTGTTGTGGGAGTTAGATCAAATTACTAACGGCGGACCAAACTGGAGAGAGCTTGGTGCTACGGGTGGAGCAGCGGGGGGTGCAGCTGCACCTGAAGCTGGAGGTGGCGGTGGTGGCGTATCCGGTGGTGGATCTAGACTTCCTCCTGAATTTGGCCCGGGACCCGGCGCAGGCGGTGAAGCTCCTGAAGCAGGAGCAGCTCCAGCTGCTGGTGCACCAGCTGGTGGAGCAGCTGCAGCTCCTAGTGCAGGAGCCGGTGCTCCTACTGCCTAATTAGCATAAATATTTGATATGAATATGGATTGCTCTGCTATAACACCGGTATCCGCATTTCAGAGCACCAATCTAAACAATAAGATAGATTCTTTTACTAGACTCGGCGACAGGATAACACGTTCTCTTGGCGCACCATTAGTAAATTTAGAAATACATCATGATCAACTATTTGAGAATATTTCTATTGCCTGTGAAATGTTTGCCAAATTTGCCGGGTATACTGAAGAATTATTAATATTTGATTCTAATCTTTATGTAGATGGTAAGGGTATTAAGTTAGATGGGCTATTTAGTATTACTCCCTATTTTAACAAAGTAATTACACCCTCCTCATTAGTATATTTTGCAACATCAAGTATTCCTGCCAGTTATTTTAGTACATCCCAACAGCTCTCTGGCACCTATAAAGATGGTATTTTTGAAAATCAAATATTAACAAAGACAGATTATCTTTCAGTAATTAATTTTGACGGAATCTTAGGCGAATATTTTAAAGCATCCACAAACAGTCAAGAAAAATTTGTTAATAGCTTTGATTATGACGCTATGGATTACAGAAAAGTAGTAGATGTTGTCGATTTTGAAGAAGGCTCATCTACTGGTATTAATACTTTGTTTACTATAGAACAGACTTTAGCACAACAAACATACTTTAGCTACGCAATGGGTAATTATGGATTCGATTTAATTAGTTGGTATACGCTTAAAAATTGGCTAGAAGTTAGAGAAAAGCTTTTAGCTATTCGTAGATATTACACCTTTGATGATAGAACACAATACCTTACGTTTTATCCGCCCCCTCGTACACCGGGATCCGGAAGCAGATTTTATGGTGTCATAGCATGTTATGTTGAAAGGCCTTTAAGAGATATAATAAAAGAGCCCTGGGTTTATCAATATGCGCTTGCTTTGAGCAAAATTTCTATTGGTAATGTTAGAGGTAAATACACCGGTACAACAATGTTTGGTGGTGGTCAAATAAATTATAACGACTTACTTTCACAAGGACTAGCAGAAAAAGAAAAATTAGAAGAGAAGCTCTACACCAGTGCTCCTGGCTTTGGTGATAATGCTCCCCCTCAATTTTTTGTTGGATAATGATACCCCTTAATAAATCAGACAAATATAGACAAGGTATATTTCGTCCAAAAAATCCTCAAAAATATTTGGGTAAAAGCCTCCCGGTTTATCGATCCGGGTGGGAGCTGAGGTTTTTTAGATGGTGTGATGAAAATTCTAATGTTTTAGAATGGGCCTCAGAGGCTGTAATTATTCCATACATAAATCCATTAGATGGAAAAGCGCATAGATACTATACTGATGGTGTAGTTGCGCTTAAAGAAATTAACGGTATATCAAAGTATATTATAGAGATTAAACCAAGTAAGCAATTATCACGACCAGAGCCCGGTAAGAAGCGCCAAAGCACTGTCATTTATGAAAATAAGACATATATACAGAATATGGCAAAGTGGGATGCTGCTAAAAAGTGGTGTGATAAAAGAAATTATAAATTTTTAATATTAACCGAAAAGGAGCTCGGCTTAAATAAATAATTATATGTCGCTTCGTCTTTTAGTCGAAACACCTGCTCCAGAAGAGCAGTTTGAATACATTTTAGAGGAAAAAAACCCTAAAGAACCTGCAAAGCTTTGCATTCAAGGGCCTTACATGGTTTGTAATGAGGTAAATAAAAATCAAAGAATTTACGAAAAGACTGACATGGAAAGAGAAGTTAACCGTTATATTAAAGAAATGGTTAATACACAGCGTGCAATGGGTGAATTAAATCACCCTACTTCAGCTGAAGTGAATCTTGAGAGAGCTTGTCACATTGTAACCAATCTTAAAATGGAAGGAAACTATGTTATAGGTAAATCGCAGGTACTCTCTACCCCTATGGGGCAACTTGTAAGATCATTAATTAATGATGGTGTAAAGGTTGGTATGTCCAGCCGTGCACTAGGTAAATTAAATGAAGAAGCTGGCGGTGTAAATCGTGTTACTGACATGAGACTTATTGCTGTTGATTGCGTAGCAGATCCGTCGTGTCCTACAGCATTTGTTAATGGTATCTTAGAAAGTAAGCAATTTGTTCTTGCTCAGGATGGTCATTTAGAAGAAATTTATGATCGTTTTGAAAATTCATTAAAGAAGCTTCCCGGAAGAGAAGTACAATCATATCTTAAAGAGCAAATTTTATCGTTTTTTAAATTCTTAAAGTCTTCATAAAGAAATGAAAAACGATAGAAAAATGACATCTACTAATATAAATAATAATATGGCCGATAACAATAATAAAAAGAGCTTATATGAAGCTCAGGAAATAGTTAAATTTTTAAAGTCAATTTCCCAAAAAAAATATTCCGAGGCCAATAAATATTTACAGAACGTAGTCGACTCGAAGATTAAATCAAAGATCGAAAACGCTCTAAAAGAAAATATATTTTAATATGAGCGACATTACAAAAGTACTAAAAGAAGCAACAAAGGATATCCTCACTGAGGATGTTCTTAAGGAAATCGAAGCTGCATTTAACAACACTGTTAATGAGAGAGTTCAGCTTCATGTTGAAAAAGCCCTTTCTGAACAAGATGAAGATTATTCTAAGAAATTAGAAACATTGGTAGAAGCTATTGACGCCGATCATACAGCTAAGCTAAAGAAAGTAGTTGAAGCTGTTGATGCAGATAGAGCTGCCAAGTTAAAAGCTGTTGTTGAAAAGTATGAAACTGCACTTAATGGTGAAGCTTCTTCTTTCAAGGACACAATGGTAGATAAAGTTAGCAAATATCTTGATCTATACATTGATGAAAAGTTGCCAGTAACAACTGTCAACGAAGCTGTGAAGAACAGGAGAGCTTATGCTATTCTTGAAGATCTTCGCAAAATGCTTTCTGTTGATATGGCACTCGCAAGTGAAAACATTCGCGATGCCGTAGTAGATGGAAAGAAAAGAATAGATGAAGCTGCTGGTCAGCTTGAAGCCGCTCTTAAGCAGGTTAAAGAGTTATCTGAAGAGAATAAGAGACTTTCTTCTAAGCTTGTATTAGAAGAAAAAATCTCTGACCTCGACAATGACAAAAAGACTTATATGAAAAAAATGCTTTCAGGTAAGTCTCCCGAATTTATCAAAGAGAATTATGATTATACTCTCAAGATGTTCGAAAAAACCGAAGAAGAGCGTCTTTCAAATCTAAAGACAGAAGCAGTAACAGAGTCTGTTGCAACATCAGTTGACAGACCGGTAATTGAAGAAAAAGCTTCTGAGCCCGCCTCTGAAGTAGTTGAACCATCATTTAGCTACTATATGAACGAGCTAAAGAAATATTAATTTCTATTTCTAGGATTTAACTGAGGGGTCTAGTACCTCCTGAATAGTTTATAAAATTGGTCGACATTACTTATTTGGAGATATATTAAATATGTCAAAACAAATTCGTCCTACACAATCATACATCGATGAGAGTCGCGCAAAGCTGTTGCTCGAGAAGTGGGGTCCAGTTCTGGATTACACCTCCGACAACGTCTCTGCTATCGAAGATGATCACACACGTTTGAACACCGCTATTCTTTTGGAAAACCAAGAGAAGTGGTGCTTCGAGGCTAATAATCAGGCTGGTGGAACGGCTTCTGTATTCTCTGGTGGATCGGTTAACGCCGGTTCAACAGGCAATCAGTTCCCTTCACAGAATGATAACGCCTACGCAACAGGTGACTATCGTCTTCCTAAGATTCTTATTCCGATGATCCGTCGTACGTTTCCTGAGCTAATCACTAACGAAATCGTTGGTGTACAGCCCATGAGCGGACCCGTAGGACTTGCTTTTGCACTCCGATACAAGTACGAAGGTAGCGCCCTAGGTGCTACTAACGGTAAAGGTCTTGATGGTTCACTCGACAACGGAACATTCGCCAGCCCAGAGGCTGCCGCTGCTTCCGGCGCCGAGCTCGGCTATCAGTACCTAGACACTCGCTTCACTGGTACATCAGGTGTTGGCTCCCTCTCGGGTAACGCTGACTTCCAAGTTGTTGCACAGGATCAGGGTGTTGCTCAACTTCTTGCTAACTTCGAGTTAACCTCGCAGATTCCTCAAGTAGTAGTTTCCTTCGAGAAAACAGCTGTTGAAGCTGGTACTCGTAGGTTAGCTGCTCGTTGGTCTGTAGAACTCGAGCAGGATCTTAAGAACATGAACGGTATCGATATCGACACTGAGCTCACAAACGCTATGTCTTATGAGCTACAGGCCGAAATCGACCGCGAAATGATTATTCGCATGATCCAGACCGCTCTTAATGCTGGTTATGGCGTAGGCTATTCAGTCTGGTCGCCTCTATCAGCCGACGGTCGTTGGCTCGTTGAGCGTAACCGCGACTTCTATCAGAGACTAATTGTTGAAGCTAATCGTATCGCCGTCCGTAACCGCCGTGGCTCAGCCAACTTCATTGTCGCAACACCTCGTGTATGCGCCATCTTGGAGATGCTTCCTGAGTTCCAGTGGGTACCGGTTAATGGCAACGTTAACACTCAACCAGTTGGTGTCGCAAAAGTAGGTTCGCTCGGTGGCCGTTTCAACGTATATCGCGATACCCGTACCGAAGCTCAATTCGAAGCTGGCTTTGGTGGTAACTTCGCTGGCGCCGGTAATTCCAGTTTCCCTGGAACACCTGGCTATAGCAGATGGGCTACCACTCGTCCCCAGCGTCTCGAATACGCACTACTCGGTTACAAGGGTCCGGAATTCTACGATACAGGTATTATCTACTGTCCGTACATTCCTGTCATGGTTCAGAGAACAATCGGTCCTAACGACTTCTCACCTCGTGTTGGTCTATTAACCCGTTATGGTGTTGTAGACAACATTTTTGGTGCGAATCTTTACTACCACGTCATTATTCTCAAGAATCTTGGCACCGCGTTCGTACCCGGTACACAGTCGGTCTACTTCTAAAGAGAAGCCGAAGGTCAAAAAAAGAAAACCATTTCACCCAGTCAGTCCTGGGACCTTTAAAAAAGGGCATCTTGCGGTGCCCTTTTTTATTGTTTAGATGTAAAAAAAAATGACTTGAGAGAATAAATATTATTATGCCAGCATTATATTTTAACGGTATTGCAGCCGATTCTGCATCAACATTCCCCAATAACCCCAACGTTTCGTTAAATAATAACGGGGTCAATGTAACTTCATTGGGCACAAGTGTTAAAGCTGTTTTATTTACAATAGAGCCTACTTTAAATGCTGCAACCGCTAATATTAATTTAAATGCTGGTGGCGAAACAACAACAGTTACAATTGATACTGCATACAGCGGTAAGACTGTTGCAGTACTGTTAAATGATGAAACTTCTTATATTTTTACTTTAAATACCGGTACAACAAATCAAACCGGTGCAGCTAATGGTTACGATTCTGTTAGCTCAGAAAAAGTTCGTAGATGGAATATCGGTGGTCTTGGTGGTGCTGGATTAGGTGATTCGTTGTTTACAACACCAACCCCCACGCCTTCAGTTACGGTTACGCCCACAATGACTGTAACACCTACTGAAACTCCAACTCCGACAGTAACCCCATCAGCTTAATTACTGTCTAGCAGTCTTAGTAAAATACTTAAATTCGTCGATAAGAGCACTGTCTAACAAATCATATCTGCTGGCTCTAGTTGGATTAATATCAATACCACCGCGCCTTACGTAAAGACAGCTTACTACAAGTTCTTCCGGTTTAAACTTACTAAACAGTCTCATATATATTGTCTCGCAAATTTCTTCATGAAAATGACATTCATCTCTAAATGACACAATATATTGCAAGAGTGAAGTTGGGTTGATTTCATACTTACCTTTATAATGAATATACACATCACCCCAATCGGGCTGCGAAGTAACCCTGCAATTACTCTTCAATAAAGCAGAATGAAATCTCTGTATCTTAGTTTCAGGTATTTCAATAGCGTTTAATATATTAGGATCTTCGTTGTAAGAAAGCGATTTAATCATCGTAACATCAATATCGTTCTCTAAGGTAGGATAGTCTTTATTACAAAATACCGGGGGGTAAAAAAGATTATCACTTACTGCCTTAGTAGACCGTACATAAACTTTAACTGTTGTTTCTAATAGCTTTGAAAGATCGCGTGCAATAGTATCTTGTAATTCATTTAGTACTTGAATAATGTTACCTTTAAATTTTTGCATATTAAACGAGTTCATATACAGTTTAATGGATTTTGATTCAACAATATATTTGTTCTTGCAAGGATAAACAATCTTAGCAATAGCGGCAATCGGCATACCCTCGTTTGTTAAGCACGATACTTCATAGGCATTCCAAATATCAAACCCGCCAAAAGGCGCATCTTCATCATTAATACCTAAATGCTTTCGATTATTAATTCTTGGTTCGCGGACTAAAAGTGAAGGATCATAGGTTGATTTATACCCGGTTACCTTACCTAAGTGCTTGGAAATATTACTATTGTCGAGTTGTGTATTCATTAAGAACTATTTTAATCTGTTCCATTCGTTCTTCAACTGTTCCTTTTAATTTGTGAATCCTATTTATTGAAGCTCTATCTTTCCATTGATTACGATTAAGAAAAAAATTCTCATATTTTTCTATAATTGCATTTCTAAACGCAACATCAATACTTCTTTCACCATCATCAACTAGTTCAATTTCATGAGGATCAGGATAAAAAATAATATCGTACTTGTTATTAAACTTGTTCCAGTAGTTTAATGCCTGTACCCAAACATAAGGGCTTACTAATCCTTTGTCGTGAAAATATTCTGTAAATATTAACCCATCTAATAAACATCTATCATGAACATTACCTCTACAGCCAGGCCACAACTCATAATCATATTTAAATAAATTCTCTAGTTCCTTGTTTATAATTAACAATTGAGTTGCATCATTTGCACCCTCTTCATTTATCTTAACATTAAACTCTCTCTTAACTAATCTAGTAACTTCGTCAATATAAAAAAACTGATCCATAATACCTCTCGTCTGCCTCATTTGCTTTAGTAAGGTAGTCTTACCCGAACATTGCGGCCCAGTAAAAGTTATATTCACAAACTCATTATATAGTAAATTATTACTTACACCACTTTTTTCTTTTAACTATTTCTGCAATAATACAATAAACGGATGTGTCGCTAAATGCATCAAAAATAGGCTCGTTGGCAGATTCAAAAGTTTTTTTACGTAAAACTAAATTTATTAATCGTTGAATTTTATCGTTTAAGCGTACAACAATTGCAGAGACTGAGGCAACTATATCTTCTTTTTTATGTAAATCAGATCCCAAGCTTATATTATGCGGCCCG